GCTGGCTGGCCGGTCAACGGGGCGGGGCAGGGCGAAAGTGCAAGGGAGTCCGGCGGCGCTTGTAAGTGCATGATTCGCAAGGGGCGCTCCGTGCTGGCGGGGGCGGGGCTGGACACCCCCCCTCGAAAGCACAGGGGGGGCGGCCGGGTGAGCCAACCTGGTTGGGCCTCGAAAAATGGGAGGGGGTGCGGGGGAGGTTTTCGCATGCCCGTCCAGCCGCGCTGGAAGGCCGCCACGCCGCGACGGCCACATGGGGCGCTACATGGGCAGCGGGTGAGGCGCGCGGGCCTCCTGGGCGATTCTGTGCGGTTTGGCGGGGTGTGGCTGTGATGCCGGGCGGGGCGTTGCCGGGGGCGGTGGCACTGTCGCCGCAGGACGCGGCGCACCGGGAGGCGATCCTGGCGGCCGGCGGGCCGCTGGCGTCGGCGATGCGGTTCTGCGAGCGGCGGCGGTGGCCCGACCGGCCGCCGGGATGGCTGGCGGAAGTGTGGCGGTGGGTGCTGTGGCTGCGGGTGACGCGGGGCCTGGCGGGGCCGACCACCTGCGCGCGGTATGCCGAGATCGTGGCGCGATTCGCGGAGTGGGTGGCCTCGCACGGGCTGGACTACACCGCGCTAACGCTGGGCGACCTGGACGACTGGGCCAAGGCGCTGGTGCTGGAGCGCCGCAACTCGGCGAGCTGGCGGCGCACGCAACTGCAGGCCCTGCGGAGTTTCTACGGCTGGCGCAAGTCGCGCGGGCTCGGCCCGGACGTGACGGCTGGACAGAGCGGGCCGCGGCGGTTGTCGCGCTCGCCGCGCAAGTATTCGCGCGCCGAGCTCAAGGCGCTGTTCGCCGCGGTGCACGGAAAGACGCCGCTGATCGCCCAGCGCAACCGCACCCTGCTGCTGTTCCTGCTCACGACCGGCGCGCGCCGCAGCGAGGCCGCGGGCTTCCGCCTGGACCAAATCCTTGAGCTCGGCGAGCGCAGCGGCGTGGTCCGCTTCGTCGGCAAGGGCGCGAAAGAGCGCGAGGTGGCGATCGAGGGGCCGATCGTGCGCATGCTGCACGAGTGGCTGATCGAGCGCGGCAAGCTGGCGAGCCTGGACGACACCGTGTTCGTGCGGCTGGATGACCCGACGATCTGCCGAGCGATGAGCACGGAGAGCATCGAGGATGTGGTGAGTCGCGCCGCCAAGCGCGCCGGCCTGCAGAGCTGGGGCGTGCATCGCTTCAGGGTCACGTTCGCGACGCGCCTGTACGACAACGGGGTGGACATCGAGCGCGTGCGAATCCTGATGGGGCACGAGGACATAAACACCACGCGCCGATACATCCAGGTCAGCGGGCGCATGCGGTCGGTGCGCCTGAAAGCGCACGAGCAGCACGACGTCTTGGGCACGCGCCCGGCGGGCCTCCCGCTGTGGGCGCAGAAACTGGAGGATCAGAACGGTGGACGTTGACGAGATGGCGATTTGGAGCCGGCGCGGCGATGGGCCGAGCGCGTTTGAGGTTGGGCTGATAGAGCGCGTCGACGCGGACGCACTGGGAGAGGCGCCACGCCTGTGGCTTGAGCTGGCGCGCGCGATGGGTTGCGAGGCGCTGCTGCAATTGCTGGACGCGCTGGGCGGGGAGAAGGTCCATGTGCCGACGCGGTGCAGTTTCTTCGCCGCGCTATGGCGCCCACTGCGGGATGACGCCATGCGCCGCGCGGTGGCGCAGGGGCACCCTGCGTCGGAGGTGGCTGCGCGCTTCGGCGTGTCAGTGCGTCGCGCCCTCCACGTGCTGAGCCTTGCCGCCGAGCGGACGCCGCGGCGCACAAATCGCGGTAGACGGCGCCGGTATGAGTCGACGCAATCCACCGAAACGCCCGGCCGTGTCCGCTGCACGGGCGCAGCGCAACGCCGCCGCCCGCGCCCGCCTGGGAAAGCGGCCGCTGAGTGAGGCCGAGCTGCGCCAGCGTCGGGAGGCTGCGCCCAAGGGCCTGGCCGCCGGGGCGCTGGCCGGCAAAGCGACCGGCCCGGTCACGCCCGACGGCAAGGCGATTTCCTCGCGCAACGCCTGGAAGCATGGCCGCTACAGCGCCATCAATCGCGCGCAGTTCGGCCTGGGCGCGGCCAGCGTGGCGAAGATGTTCGGCAAGCCGTGCGTCACCACCTGCCCGTTCCATCCGGACAATGCCGACCGGGTCGAGGCGCCGTGCTCGCTGGTGCTCGACGGGCTGACGCACGCCGGCGGGTCATGTCTGGACAAGACCGTCTACGTGCACGCCCTGCAGGGGCTGATGGAGGCGATGCAGAACGGCGAGATGGAGGGCGTGCACGGCCTGCTGGCCACGGAGATGGCCAGCACGCTGCAGCTGCTGTCCAAGATCCGCGAGGAAATCGGCACGCGCGGCATCGTGATCGAGGTGCCGATGATCTCCAGGGAAGGCAAGCCGATCATCGACCCAAACACCGACCGCCCCTACGTGGCCGAGATCAAGGCCAACCCGGTCCTGTCGCATTGGATCAGCCTCATGGATCGCCTGGGGATCAATTTCGGCGAGCTGATGGCTACGCCCAAGGCGCGCGAGCGCCTGCGCGACGAGGACGACGCGGTGGGCGCGCTGCAGAGCGCCATCGGCAACATCATGGCGCGCGCCACGCGCCGCCTGCCCACGCCTGCGCGCGTGATTGAGCAGGACGAGTGACGCGCAAACGCCTGCCCACGGCAGAGCACGGCGTGCTGCGCCAGATGGAGGCGCGGGGCGTGTTCGCGCCCGACGAGTTCGACGCCTGGCTGGCGTCTCGCGGCTGGGCCTGGCAGGCGCTGGATCGCGGGGAATACGGCATCACGCTGGAGGAGGCGCTGGTGCTGTTCGTGTTCTGCGATCCGGTGCGCTGGTGCGAGACGTTCCTCGTGGAACCTCGCACCGGCAAGCCGTGGCAATTCTTCGACTACCAGCGCGAGAGCCTGCGCGCGTGGCCGCAGGACGTGGTGCACCAGGACGGCGCCGAAGTGGGCAAGACGCGCGAGATCATGTGCCTGATCCTGTGGGGCCAGTGCACGGCCATGGGCTTTACCGTGGCGCGGCCGTGGTTTCTGATCGGCGCACCGCAGCAGACCCACCTGGATGAAATCATTCTCGCGGTCGAGGAGCAGATCGGCGTGCAGGCAAGTGGCGAGGCGCGCGGCACGCTGCTGTCGCATTTCTGGCTGAAGCCGAAACGCACGCCGCACACCACGCACAACTTTCTCACGCCGCCGGTTGGCGACGAGCCGCCCGGCAAAGGGCGCGTGTACTACCGCCCGGCCGGATATGACGGCGAAGCCTATCGCGGCGTGCACGTCAACGGCATGGTGCTCATGGACGAGGCTGCCAAGCTGAAACGCGGCATGCAGTGGTCTGAGTTCTGGCGCTCGGCCATGCCTGGCTGCCGCAAGCGCGTCTACAGCGTGCCCGATGGCGACCGCAGCACTGAGTTTTTCCGCCTGTCGCAGCAGGCCGTGCCTAACCTGCCAGCCACGCGGCAGGGCTGGCGCCTGTTCCACTGGCCCAAGACGATCATGCCTGCGCCTTTCTGGAGCGCCGACCGCGATGCGGAGTTCGTGCGCCTGTTCGGCGGACGCCACACGCCGGGCTACAAGCGCAACGTGCTGGGCGATTGGGGCGAGGCGGAAAACCCGGTGTGGAGCTGGGACACCCTTCTGCCAAACGTCACCGACGTGCCGGAGTACCGCATCGTCAAGCTGGGCGCCGACGTGGCGCGCGGGCAGCTCACGGTCGAAGTGAAGCGCGTCGTGCTGGGCGTGGTGGAAGGCCGCAAGCATGGCGCCGAGGAGTGGCTGCACGACAGCGCCGTGGATCTGGCGCCCTTCGTGTCGCGCAGCAACAGCGAGCGGCGCGAGGCGATGGCCGCGCTGCTGCGCGAGCACCTGAGCGGCGCGAGCCGCGGCGTGTTCTGGGCCGGCGCCGACCTTGGCGAGATGAATGACCCCACGGAGATCATCCTGAGCGAGCAGACCGGACCGAAGCTGCGCGACGTGGCGCGCATCGTGGCGCGCGGCCTGCCGTACCACGCGCAGCGCGAGCTGATCTACTGCCTGCAGGAACTGTACGGCGGCCTGCCGCACTGGGGCGTTGACCTGGGCGCCGCGGGCACGGTGGTGGTGAAAGACCTGCAGACCCTGGAGGACTACGCGGCGATGCACTTCGACGAGTGCATGACCGGCTTTCAGTTTTCCAACGCGGTCGAGTGCATCGACGAGCGCGGCGAGGCCCTGCGCGATCCGCGCGACGAGGAAGGCGAAAGCATCGTGCGCGCTCCGGCAAAGCACTGGGCCACGCAGTGCATCACGCAGCGCCTGCAGGCCTGCGGCTACGCCTTGGCCTACGACACCGACGTGCTCAACTGGATGACCAATCACACCGCGCGCGAAGGCGCAAAGTGGCCGATCTACGCAAAAAAGGACGACCACGCCATCGATGCTCGGCGCATGCAGATGCTGCGCATGCTGTACGACGACGCGGGCGGCACTGTGGACATTTTCAGCGTCGGCGTACACCGCCGCGCGGCCTGACCGGAGACGATCATGGGACTGCTTTCCACCTTCCGCGCCCGCTTCGGCGCCAAGGCCAACGCGGCGAACGGCAGCGCGCTGGTACGCGCCGGCCAGGCGCTCGGCCCCTGGACAGACACGCTCGGCGGCTTCATCGCGCGCGAAGTGAACCCCTATTTCTACGAGAGCCTGCGCGAGGCCATCGCACCCCTGGACGGCGCGATCAATCGCCTGGTGACGCTCGACGGCATCATCGGCGTGGAAGGCTCGAACGACCGCGTGGTGCAGCTGATCGAGCGCGAGCTGCTGCCGAATATCCCGGTGAACGACATGGAGTGCGGCCTGCAGGCGTTCTACGCGGGGCAGGGCAATGAAGTGTACGAACAGGGATTCGCCATCGGCGAAATGGTCATGGATGCGCGCCGCGGCCGCGAGCTGATCGGGCTGCGCACCGCCGACAGCAAGGGCGTGGTGTTCGTGCGCGACCCCGACACGCTGCAGCTGCAGACCTGGTATCGCCCGCCGGCGCCGAAGCGCGGCACGCGCCGCGATGGCAGTGACCAGGTCGAGACGGTGCTGCGCAACAACGGCATGGCCGCTGGCACAAGCTACCTGACGCAGGCCAATTACCTGCAGCTCACCGACGCCGCTCTGATTTACGTGAGCCTGAACCCCGAAGCCGACAAGCCCTATGGCGTGAGCCTGTTTCGGTCAATGGAGTTTGTGGCGCAGATCCTGCTCAAGATGCAGAACGCCACCGGCCAGGTGTGGGACCGCTTCGGCGATCCTCCAATGCAGCTTGTATACAAGACAAAAAACAAAGCACTCAAGGCCGGCGATTTGGAAAAGCGGCGCAACGTGCTGGCGACGATGCTTTCGCAAGTCATGGCCGCGAAGCGCGGCGGCAACAGCTCCGATTTCGTGCAGGCCATCGCGGCGGACGACGAAATCGAAATCAAAGTGATCGGCGCCGAGGGGAAGGTGCTGAGCATGGAGGTGCCGGCGCGGCACATGATGGAGCAGATTCTTGCCAAGGCGGGGCTGCCGGCGTGGATGCTCGGCATGCAGTGGAGCACCGCCGAGCGCATGGCAGACCAGCAAAGCGAGATGGTTCTCCAGGAGTCGCGCACGCGCTTCGTGCGCCGCAAGGCCGGCCTGCGCCGCATCGTGGAGACCTGGCTGCGCGGCCGCGGCGTGGCGTGGAAGCCGGGCGATTGGGACGTGGTGCAGACCCTGCCGCGCCTGCAGGACGCGATGAAGGAAGCGCAGGCGCGGTTCCTGAATGCGCAGGCCGACATGATGGGCAGCGGCGTCGCCCCACCGCCCAGCGGCGCGCCGGACCCGGCAGCCCCGCCGCCGACCAAGGGGTTCGTGTTCCGCGTGGAACACGATGGCAGCATGCGCGTCACGCCGAGCCCCCGCGCCGTCAAGGCCTGCACGCACCACAAGGGCGCGCAGGGCGGCGGCGAGGACTGGGCAGAGCCCGACCCGGCGCTGCCGCGCATTGAGCAGGCGGCCGTGGATGGCCTGCTGCAGCTGTGGCGCACACTGGAGGCCGAGGTGCTTGACACGCTGGGCCTGAGCGCCAGCATCGAAGGCGGCGCGCAGGTGTTCACCTTCGACGTGGCCGCCGTGGCGCGGCGCCTTGCCGAGATGGAGGAAGCATTCATCGCGGCCGCGGGCGCGATGGACGGCCCGCTGCTGCAACAGGCGTTCGCGGCCTGGGCGCGCGGCCTGGAGAATGCCGCGGGCGAGCTCGACGTTCCCGCCATCGTGGGCGAGGCCCGCACGCTGGCGCAGCGCACGCTGGCACAGCGCGGCATGGACATGGTGCGCAACGCCACCGTGCGCGCCCTGCGCAACGACGTGGTGGCCGACCTGTCGGCCGGGGCCTATGACGGCCTCAATCCGCTGGAGGTGGCGCGCCAGCTGCGCGCCCGCTTCGGCGTGCACGACTACGACTGGGAGCGCCTGGCGCGCAGCGAGATCGCCGACGCACAGGCGCAGGGCAAGGCGGCGCAGTACGCCGCGGCGGGGATCACCGAATACGACTGGATGACGGCGCCTGGCGCGTGCGCGCTGTGCGTGGGCATCGCCAGCGCCGGGCCGTACACCATCGGCAGCGGTCCCATGCCAATGCGCGGCTCGCACCCGCACTGCCGCTGCACCATCACCGCGCGCGTACCGGAGTAGCGCCGCGCGCCGGACGACGCGACACAAGCGCGCGCGGTACACAGCGCCCGAAACTGCCGCGGGCGAACGCCCGCACTACTGCGAGGCGAGGATGGACGCGAGCGAACTGGAACACCTGCGCAAGCAAGCCGTCAAGGCCATCGTGCCACGCCTGCCCGCACTGGACCGGGCCGACCTGGTGACGCTGCTGGCCACCGAGGAAAACGAGCCCAACCCGC